ATAAAGATGCGTAAGGAGAAAATTACATGAAAATAACCAATAAATTTGGTATGCCACAACCTTTTGTGGACTTTGCCATAAACGACAAATACAGTAAAGGTAAAGCTGACATATCTGTCACTACCTTGATAGATAGTCCCAAGATAAGATTAATGAAAGAAAAGCACGATCATGAAATAGAGGTTGATGCAGTTGATATGGTTTGGGCATTATTTGGAACTGCGGTGCATTCTGTTTTAGAGAACTCAAAACAATCAGAGAATATCATAACAGAAGAAAGATTGTACTCAACTATTAGTGGTTGGGTTTTGTCAGGTGCAGTTGATAGGCAAGAAATAAAAGACGATCAGATAACCATAGTTGATTACAAGGTTACGTCAGTTTGGTCTGTGATATACGGAAAGCCTGAGTGGGAAAATCAATTAAACTGTTATGCCTATTTGGTAAATGACAAAAATGCTTTCAATAAAAGCAACGTAACCAATCTTAAAATATGTGCAATCTTGAGAGATTGGAACAGAAGAGAAGCTGAAAGAAAACCTGACTATCCGCAAGCACCTATAGTTTTTGTTGACATACCTTTGTGGGATCACGAAAAAGCATCAAAATATATAATTGACAGAATGGCTTTGCATCAAGAGGCACAGATTTTAGCTGATGTCCACGGGGACTTAGGTCTTTGTAGCAACGAAGAAATGTGGAAAAAGGATGACACTTGGGCAGTAAAGAAAAAAGGTCAGAAAAGAGCTTTGAGGGTTTTGGATACTGAGAAAGATGCCAAAGAATATATTGAGTGGCATAACAAAACAGATGATGCCTATATCAAAAAAACTAATTTAGAAATAGAGTTTCGTGGTGGCGAATATACTCGTTGTGGCAACTATTGTTCTGTTGCTGATTTTTGTAACCAATATAAAGAGAGGAAATAATGAAAGATAAAAAAATCAAGCCTAAAAAGGTTGTAAAAAAAGTAAAGAGTAGCGGTAAAATTAAAGCAAAACCTCTATCAGAACACATATTAGAGGCAACCAACAAAGGAAATCCTATAGAAACATTTTTCCTAATTCGTTGGTTTAAAAGCATAAGAAGTTCAATTAAATTGTGGAGAAAATAATGAAAAGTGATATCCCTGAGAAAGTAGTAGAGACCCTTAAAGAAATAGGAATGAGCCATACAGATGCGGGATGGAATTGTCACGGAACTTATGTGCTTTTACATAAGGCTTTGGAAAAAGTGGCGGTTGCACGAAAGATAAAGTTCGATGCTCCCACAATCTTGGAAAGTGACAGTAGTAAGAGAATTGTTAGCTTAATGGTTATGGGGCATATGGGAGATAAATCTGAATGGTCTATAGGAGAGGCATCCCCATCAAATAACAAAAATAGTTACCCGTATGCTATGGCAGAAAAACGAGCAAAAGACAGAGTAATACTTAAACTTGTTGGTTTGCATGGGGATGTTTATGCAGAAGACGAGGCTGACAGTTTTAAAGAAGAAAGACCTGAAGAGATAAAAGGTGGAACTGTAGAAACTAAAGACAAGGATGACTTGCCTGAGGCAACTTTTATCTATCCCAATGATGAAGAAGAGAGAGTTAAAGGCATAGAAATGATAAAGGAAATTTTTATAACATTTCTTCCCGCACAAAATAATAGGTCTGAGTTACTTGGTTTTTGGAAAAATAATAAAGAGCCAAGAGAAATATTAAAGAACTTATCACTAAAAGACTACGAAGAAGTAGAGTTGGCTTTCAAAAAGAGAGCTGAAGAAATCGTCAACAACAAAGGAGAAAATGATGATGGAAAATGAAAAGGGTTTTACGGCTACGGGAGCTTTGTTTACCGCTAAAAACAAGAGAACTGAGAATAGTCCTGACTACTCAGGGTCAATGGAATTTGAGATGGATGTTGTCGATGATCTCATTGCACAAAAACAAGAGGGCATATCTCAACCAAAGGTAAATATTGTTGGTTGGAAGAAAGTTTCTAAGGCGGGTCTGCCATACCTTAGAATAATATCTAATATTGAAAAAGTAAGATTAGATGCAAAAAAAGAAATGGCTCAAAAAAGAGAAACCGACATAATAAAAAATAATATCTCCAACAATCAGTTGGATGATGAAATACCATTTTAAAGGAGAGCCAAATGGAAGAAGAAAAGAAAATTTCTAACGTAAGTTTTGAGGCGGTCAAAACATCTATGATGCAAGACAAAAACGGAACTAACATAAGGCTTACCATACATCCTAATGATGTGCCTCAAGATTTACACAAAGATTGGATTGGCTCTAGGTATATGGTTGTCATGGTTAAGTTAAATGAAGATGGAACACCTGATGAAAGGAAAGAAAATGACCGCAAAGAAATCACAGAACAAAGCTGATGCGAGTGCTGATTATCTAACCTTAGATGGTGTTGCTAAACTGCTAACAATCAGCAGAATGACACTTTATAAGATAATCAATGATGAGAATGCGGGGTTTCCCAAAGGTTTTATTATAGTAAAGTCAGAGAAAAATAGACCTACAAAACTTTATAAAAGAACTGACGTTGTTGATTGGCTTGAAAATCAAACACCTAGAAGTTAATTTTAACTTATGAGACCGCTTTACGAGTCAATATCTGACCTAACCTCAGAGAAAAAAATTATAGACTACGTTTCACAATGTTGGAACGTGGTTTATTACAAGTTACCAATATCTTATAAAATTGATTATGCATTTTATCGTATGGACACGGGTACGAGTAAATCAGCTAGTGAAAATTTAGTTGGATTTGCAGAAGTTAAGTGCAGAAATCATAAGTTCGGCACATTCCCAACGTACATAATATCTCTATCAAAGGTCATGGAAGCTAGAAGACTTGCTAGAGAAACAAACACTAAATCATTACTCATTGTGTCGTGGCTAGGTGCGTTGGCTTACTTAGATTTTTTTAGTGATCACCAAGTTAGACATGGTGGTCGATCAGACAGAAGCGATTGGCAAGATCAAGAGCCTATGTGCCATTTTGATTTAAAGAAGTTCAAAAAATTAGGAGAGATAAAATGAGAGTAGCAGATGGATTTGATGATGCGTTTGTAGGAACTACTATAAGTGCTTTTGGTAGGAATCAGGTTGCTTTGTATGATTATGATAAATGTATAATGATATTAATGCACGATAATCATATGACAGAAGAAGATGCTATAGATTATTTCAATTTTAATGTTATAGGATCATGGGTCGGTAAAGGCACTCCTATATTCATAAATCAACATAGTATAAAAAACATAGAAGATTACAAGGAAGATGAAAATGAAGAATGATAATGTAAATAGACCTAAGCATTATAGAAAAGGTAAGGTAGAGTGTATAGACGCAATCAAAAGTGCTACGGGAGATGGCTACCAATTTTACTTACAGGGAAATATCATCAAGTATATGTGGAGATTTAACCACAAAAATGGTTTAGAAGATTTACAGAAAGCTCAATGGTATCTCTCAGAATTAATTAAAACAAAAAAGAAATAACAAAGTATACGCATAGACAGTAATGGCAATGTAGGTATTGGTACGGGATTCAGCAAGCACAATGTAACTGGTACTTATAATACTGCATTAGGTCATGTGCATGATAGTAGTTGGTGCAAGATGGTCGCTTTTACGTTACTTTACGCGATCCCTAGATCGAAGACCATCTTAAACCTACTGCAACATTATTGTAAGCAGTGGTTACTAATTTCATGTTAATAAACAATAAGTATTAAAAATATAAACTAGTGTAGCTAGTGTATAAAAAATTATAAAACTTTTCTGGCTGCGTAAAAAATATCCTACAATATACCTAACTTTTAAACACTTGGTCGCTTAACTTAGCTGTCATCCCGCTGCGTTATAATTTACCTATGATATTCTTAACTTTTAGCTATAAGTTAAAATTAACTTTTAACCTGCCTTTTTGTACCCTACTGATCTCATAAGTATAAGACCTCTTTGCTGAAGCTCGTTTATCTTCTGTCTTCTAATTCTGATAATCTTTTTCTTAGTTTCTTCAGGTATTCTTGGGTTTCTTTCTATCTCTTTAATCTGTCTCTGCATTCTGTTTCTTGCATTATCAATGGCTTTCATCCTTCCCAGAATACTTAGTTTTTTCTTATTATTGTCGTAAATAGACCTAACCGCACCAATGTCCCCTGACTTCATAGCCAAATCTAATTGTGCCTTTAAAGTAAATAAATCTTGTCTGTTTTCCAAATAGTTACCCGTATCTGCCCTTGAGGAAGGAGTTGTTATAACCTTTCTAACTATAGGGATACTATTGATCAAACTACCCTCAAAATCTCCTTGTAGTGCATTGTATATATCAACGGGAGCTTCTAGTGTTCTCATTGCAAATCTACCAACACCACCAGTAAAAGTTCCAATCCAGTACTCCATTATATCAGGCGACATATCTACTAGCCCGCCTTTAATATCATCTCCACCCGTCAACGAATTTATCCCACTTGCAATAGATTTAGTTATTTCACTAGTATTAGACCAATATTGAGAGCTGTTTGCTTTAGATACGGATGCGTATGTAGGCGATTCTTTGTAAATAGGATCTCCTTTATAATCTTCATTTATTCCCACTGATATAAAGGGATCGAATACTGTAGGAGACGCAAAGTTTAAAAAATTATCAAATGCACCTATAGGGCTTATAGCTTCTACAGTTGTTCCAACAATGCTTCTTGTTGCTTCACCCGGGGTGTATTCCCCTCGGGCAACCCTACTAATACTTCTGCCAAAATTAACTGCCATATTTAATCCATATGCAAGAGGTATAGTTACATGCTTTTCTCCTGTTAAGCCAAAAGTTGGTACAATTATATTGTGTTCTAATATATGCTGCGGTAATTCATCATAATCATTAATGCCATCTTCGTCTTCATCTCCCGCAAACAGTCCATTCATCATGTCTTGCATAATTCCAAAAACAATTAAACCCGCCCACATTTTTCTAACCTTAGGAGATTTAACAGCCGCATTCACAAGCGCCATCGACCCTTGTAATGATGCGTTATAAAATAAATACATAGAGTTAAATACTGCTTTATTTTCACCGCCTTTGGCAAAGTTCACAGTGACGTTTCTAGCTGCTTGAGCTGCCTGTATCTTAGACACGCCTCTGTCACGAAGAGCTTTATATAAAGCAACCCTAACTCCGTTTTCAACTGCGGTGTTAGCATTATCAAGCACAGACATTACTGATCTTATGTTTCTTCCTGCAAATTGATTTTTATTTAATCCTAATTTTTGTTTAATACCACTATCAGCTACATCTCCTAAGATGCTACCTATATTATCTATTTGATCTTTTACATCATTCATTTGGTTAGTGGCATTCTTGCCACCAGCGGCTACAAACTCTTTGTATATATCAGACCATTCATTTGGTGCGTTTTTGTCTAAAAATGGAACTCCCAATAATTGCGCTATTCCTTTAACAGCAGATGGAGTTCCTTTTATAACCTCTGCTGTCATGCCTTTTTCATCATATTCTTGCATATTTATACCTGCTGTCTCTAAATCTCTAAAGAAGTTAGGTATTACAAATGAAGGGTTGTATGTTGTGTTAACTGAAGAAAGAAATCTATTAAACTTACCCATGCTTCTTACAATAAAATTATTCTGCTGAGGTGTTAATGCTCCATTCATAGCCTTTGCTATTCTTGGGTCTTTAATAAATATAATTCTTTCTTGTCCATTTTCTTTATATTTGAACTCATTGTCAGGCTTTATTCCCATATCTCTTCTTTGAACAGGTGTTTTATCTGTTACATCTAATCCAATCTTTTTCATTTCTTTTTTCAAAGATGCGTTAATAGCAATAGTTCCATCTGGCTGTTCTTCTTGGCCTTCAAGAAGGCGAGCAAACGATTGCCCAACTTTATTTCTTTCAGCTCTATCTATTGAATTATTATTTTGTGCCATAAGTGATGCTGTTATATTTTCGGCATAGTCATTTACAGCAGCTCTGCCAGTTGCTCTTTTGTCCTCCCTGCCAGTTGCGCCAAAGAAATTGGTGTAAACTCTTTTTCTTCCATAGGTGCTTTCTAGCATAGACTCAACTTCTATATCACTATCTCCCTGCAACGGCACATAAGAGCCATCTTGATATATGATAACAGGTGGTTGTCTATTAGGGTCCCTTGCATCAGCCGGTAGTAAACCAGCCTCTATACGCCTATCTATTGTGTCTTCATTTATTTTTCTAGCAAACTCTCTTAACTCATCAAACTTTGCCATCTCTGTTTGCTCTAAACTGTTATGCCAAGCTATAATTTCGTCAGCCTGTTGATCACTCATGCCTGACCCAGAGTCAACCTCACCATTTGATTTTTGTCTAAGATAAGCGTTTCTTTGTTTAGCATGGAATGCGTATAAAACAGCATCTGTCATGGCTAATTTTTTACTAATATAATTATCTTCAATGCTTTCAAAAAACCCCGGGGAGTTACCCGCGCCTTTAATGTCTCTTAACTCTTGTATTTTTTCTTCGCTAATATTTAAACTATCCATTGTATCAACCATGGGCTGAAACAACTCTTCTTGAACTTGTGTAACTTTATCTCCAACTATTCCTTGATACACCGATTCTTGCATATATGTATCCATAGCGTCAGTAATGGTAAACCCATTCTTCCTTAACTCATCCATCATTGAACCCACAGGCAACATTGCATCTTGGAAATATGTCAGTATTCTTTGCGCTCTAGCTTTAGCTATATCCTCTTCCATAAAAACACCTAAACCTTTAGCTA